TGACAAATGTTGTTCTTTAATCTTTTTAACAGATTTAATTTTTTTAATATTTGAAATTGTTTCTGTTAATTTAATTTTTGTAACTTTATCGGATATTTTGGAACTACAACAAGTGCTACGAGTCCAAGTATTGTATATGGAATTCGCGGAATGTGGCCTTGTTTCTGTTCATTAAACTATGGTGCAACTTGTCAAGTACATGCACCAATTTATGGGTTTCCATCTACTTCTTGTTGTGCCATTTCTTACAATAGTACTTGTTGTGGGATAACAAATCAGGCATGTTGTGGAATTCTTAATGTTCCTGGCGCAGGTGGTTGGGCAACCGTTGTTTTTTCTGGCGTCAATACTGCGTGTGGTGACTGGGGAAGAGGTGGAATGGTTTGCGTTACTTTCTGTTGATGTGATATAATAATCAAAAAGTACTTTATTATGCACTTATTTTTGTTGTCGATCAATAATTCTGGATCTAGTATCCTTTACGAAAAAATAAGACAGTCAAAATATACAACAACGCTACCTGATGAAGGGCAGTTCATACAAGGATTTGCTGGTCCAAATCCATTTGTATTAAACTGCCCTTATATGTTTTCTGAAAGATATCATGATTTTGCATTCGAAAAAAATTATGATTGGCAATCTATCAAAACTCTTTGGAATTCTTTTTGGGAAGAAGATTTGATTAAAGTAGAAAAGTCTCCACCAAATGTTATAAGAGCGCATATGCTCAAGAGACATTTTGATAATTCCCAATTTATTATTCAGGTTAGAAATCCATATCAAATTGTTACCTCCATTTTAAAATTAAGACCAGATATTTCTGTTGAAAGATCTTGTATGCACGTAGCATCTTGTTTCTTTGAGCAGTATAAAAACTATTACTCTTATACTGATAAAGTTGTTAAGTATGAGGATATGGTTTATAATAAGGATAATGTCGATAGTATTTTTAAAGGTCTTGGAATAATTGATTTTGATTTGGATGTGAATAGCAACCCAGTAAAACGATATACTGAATCTAAGATTAAAAACTTTGATAAACCAATATCCGATAAAGTATATAAAATAGGAAAAGAGATATTTCAATCAGTTAAAGAAGAAATTAATTTTTTTGGATATGAGTTATGACATTTGAAATCAAAGAAATATGCCAGGTAGATCAATCTTTATCTAATAGTCTCATATCTTTGATTGATGAAGATCATTGGAAGATTGATACTGAACGGCAAAAGATTTATGAGGTGCATAGATTTACAGATACAATTCGTTTAAGGCACGTAAATAATTTAGATTTCACTAATTTTAGATTTGTAAATTATGAAACATATGATCATTACAAATCAATCATTGATCAATACTTAGATATTATTTCTAATCATTGTATAATCAAGGACTACACCGCATTGATTGTAAATTTAAAGCCGAAAGGAATTATTAATCCTCATACTGACGGTGGAAGTAGATATTATGAACTGGGACATAGGTTACATATTCCAATCAAAACAAATAAAGATGTTTCTTTTACAGTCGGAAACACCACAATGAATATGGAAGTCGGTAAAATATACGAAATCAATAATCTTGCGACTCACAGCGTAGAAAATAATAGCACTGAAAATAGAATTCATATTATTATGGATATTTTTGATAAAAACATTAAAGAGTATCCAGAATATTGGATGAATTGATATTTGATAAATATTACCGAGATTGATATAATAGAATTACAGAGGATTTTCATTGAATGAATAAGGCATTCTTTATTAATGGTGGAGCAGGTAGAGTTTTGTGCTCCATCCCAGCATTAGAAACATACGCAGAAACCCATGATGATTTTGTAATAGTTGCAGAATCTTGGGGAGAATTTTATGCTTGTAGTAAAATTCTTAGAGATAAAACATTCCCAATCTTCCATAAAAATCTTTTCGAAGATTATCTGAAAGACAAGGAAATTGTTACACCAGAACCATATCGTCTGAATGCTTATTTCAATCAAGAATGTAATCTTATTCAAGCATTTGATATAATTATTAATGAACTGGACGAAATCCCAAAATCCAAAAAAATTAATATTGAACTCAACAAACAAGAGCAAATAACAGGGCACAATATTGTTAACGAAGTTAGAGAAAATTTAAAGAAAGATAAAGTAGTTGTTTTTCAACCCTTTGGTAGTAGCATAAAAGCGGAAGGAAATTTTATATTTGATACTAGTGGAAGAAGTTTCGAACTTACTAACGTTTATTCTATTATTGATGAATTGAAGAAGAATTATGGTATAATCATAATGTCCCAAATTCCAGTTCCTGGATGGGAAAATCTTGGAATTGCTATGCCCCAAAATGTCAATCTTACTCAATGGGCGGGAATTATTAATTCTGCTGACTATTTCTTGGGATGTGATAGCGTTGGTCAGCATATTGCTCATGCTCTGAATAAACCTGCAACAGTTGTAATTGGATCTACATATCCAGAAAATATTTCATATCCAAATGAAAAATCTTTTACAATTATTGATAACGCAAAGGATAAGAGAAAGTATAGTCCAATTCGTATGACTTTTGATGAATGTTGTGATCGTCACAATGAGGAATTGATGGTCATTAATGATGATAGAATTAAAGAAATTGCCAAATCAATAAAAAATAAAATTGGAGTTAGTAAGACTACAAATGAAACTCTTAAATTGAATGGTGCTTCTTCTAACCAAAATTCAATTCAACCAGCTATGTTGACTGGGTTAAATTTCAATGGTTTTCAAAAACCAAAGACAAATAAGAAAAAACCAATTAATCAAATTTTAGAATTAAACGATATTAAATCCTGAGGTACAATTATGAGTATTATTGTTTCTTGTGCTCGTGGACATAATGCGAGCACTACATTGATGGTTGATGGTAAGATTATTTTTTATGTTGAAGAGGAAAGATTGACAAGATGGAAACATGATGGATCTCCTCTTCTTGGATTATTGAAAGTATTTGAGTATGTCGATCACATCGATCATCTAGTAATTTGCCATACTCATCGGCACGGTCCAGAATTAGATTGGACTGGAGAAGATCTCTATTATGGATGGATTCGAAAACTTGCTCGCAAAAAGTTTGAATATCAAACTCATTTTATTGACACTATTCATCATGAACTTCACGCTTATTGTGCATTTTTGAATTCTGGATTTAAAAATGCTGCCTGTGTAATTGCAGATGGTGCTGGTAGTTTCCTTCAAGGTGACGGATTTCCGGGAATTTCTTATGAATTTGAAACTATTTTCAAAGCAAAATATCCATTAGAATTTGATACTGTTTATAAGCACATTGGAACCAAAGAACCTGTTGGTATTTTGGATATCAATGGTGATGGTAAATTTTTGATCACTGAATATCCTGGAACTACAAAAACTTATGAGGCAGTAACTGAATATTGTGGATTTTCTTGTATTGATGCAGGAAAAACAATGGGACTTTCTCCTTATGGAAATGAGAATCCAGATCTCCCAGAACTGTTTAGAGATGGTTGGGCAAATCGTGAAGTATTTATTCCAAATTATCCTAATGGATCTCGTATCAATTATGAAAGATTCCCCGTTCTTTTTGATGATTCTAAGAATCATAAGAAAGGCGAATATACTCAAGTTCAAAAAGATATGGCATATGCAGTTCAGAGAGACACTGAAACTCGTATGATTGAACTAATTCGTAAGGCGCACGAAGAAACTGGTGAAACAAACATCGTTGTGTGTGGTGGATATGGTCTAAACTGTGTTGCAAATTATAAGTATTGGAAAGAGTTTCCAGATCTGAATATCTATTGTGAACCTATTTCTCACGATGGTGGAACTTCAATTGGTGCAGCAAAGTATATCTATGCAAAGATGAATGATCTTGAAGAACCAATGAATCCACAGACTTCCATTTATTATGGTCCTCAGTATGATCCCGAGACCTATGAAGATTATCTTGAAGGTCTAGAAGTGTCTGATACATCTTATGTTGATATTGCTCAACTTATCCGTGATGGAAATATTGTAACTATTTTTCAAGGTCGTTCAGAAGGTGGTCCAAGAGCTCTTGGTAATCGTTCTATCTTATTCGATCCTACGATTAAAGATGGTAAAGATATTGTAAATCAGGTAAAGCGTCGTGAGTTCTTCCGTCCCTTTGCTTGTTCCATTCTGAAAGAAAATGTATCTGATTGGTTTGATCTTGCTGGTCGTGAGGAATCTCCTCATATGATGTATGCAGTAGATTGTCTTCCAGGTGTGGAGGAAAAGATTCCTTCAGTGATTCACGTTGATGGAACTTGCCGAATTCAAACAGTAACCCAAGATCAAAATGAGCACTACTACAATTTGATTAGTGCTTTTGAAAAACTAAGTGATGTCCCTATTCTTTTCAACACTTCATTCAATCTTGGTGGAGATCCTCTTGTAGAAACAATTGCTGACGCAATTGAGACACTTCAAAGAAGTGATATCGAGTATCTGTATCTTCCTGAAATTCAAAAGTTGGTTAAAGTTACTAACTAATGAAAAAAATATTTGTTAATGGAACCTTTGATTTCCTTCATGTAGGTCACTTACAACTTTTAAATTTCGCAAAATCTTATGGTGATTATTTAATAGTTGCTATTGATGACGACCAAAGAGTAAAGGAAAAGAAAGGAACATCTAGACCAATACACAATCAAGATGAAAGAAAATTTTTCTTAAATATGTTAAAACCTGTTGATCAGGTTGAGGTATTTTCTAGTGATGAAGAATTGGAAGAATTGATAAAAGGGTTTAATCCTGATATAATGATAGTAGGTTCCGATTGGAAAAATAAACCAGTAATTGGATCTCAGTTTGCAAAAAGATTAATTTTTTTTGATAGAATAGATGAATACTCCTCAACAAAAATCATTAAAAGTATTATTAATCGGGGATAGTTGTGAAGACGAATACATTTACGGAAGGTGTGAAAGGATTAGTCCAGAAGCACCTGTTCCTGTAATGAAGTATTCGAGACTTGAAACTAAACCTGGAATGGCGGGTAATGTCTGCCTTAATCTTCAAGTCTTTGGAATTGATATTACTTTCTTAACTAACTCAGAAAAGTTGATTAAGACTCGATTCATAGATGAGAAATCGAATCAACAAATTCTTCGTGTTGACAATGAAGAGAAAATAAAACCACTACTTCTTCCAATATCAACGGATAATTTTGATGCTGTTGTTATTTCCGATTATAACAAAGGATATTTGACAGAATATAAATTATTTGAAATTGTAGAAAAATCTAATTGTCCAGTATTCATTGACAGCAAAAAAACATTTCTCCCAAACAAAGAAAACTGTTATGTGAAAATTAATGAATATGAGTATGAAAATTTGAGAGAAGATTGTTATATTGAAAATTTGATTATAACAAAGGGATCTGATGGATGTATCTATCGGAATACTTTATATAAAGCTGAAAAAGTTAAAGTTTATGATGTAGTAGGTGCTGGTGATACTTTTCTGGCAGCTTTAACTTATGGATTTTTGGTATATAATAGTATTGAGAAATCTTTGTTATTTGCCAATAGAGCAGCGGCCATAGTTGTTCAACAACCAGGAACTTATGTTTTAACCGAGAAAGATGTCCAAGACTTATGTAATTGATATCGATGGAACTATTTGTTCTAATGGAGATTGTGTATCTTGCAAATATGAAGGAAGCACTCCTAAACTCGATCGAATTCAAAAAATAAATCAACTATATGATGATGGAAATATAATTAAATATTTTACTGCTCGCGGAATGGGAAGATATAAAGATGATACACAAAAGGCAAAAGATAAATTTTACAATTTGACTAAAATGCAATTAGATATTTGGGGATGTAAATATCACGAATTGATTTTAGGTAAACCTTCGGGGGATATATACATTGATGATAAAGGAATACGAGATAATGACTTCTTCAATTAAATTTGTTCCCAAAGGTTGGGGATTTGAGAAATGGATTGTTAATAATGAGCAGTATTGTGGAAAACTTTTATATTTTGTGAAAGGTAAAAAGTGCTCATGGCATTATCATAATATAAAAGATGAAACGTTTTATATTCAATCTGGAAAACTTATATTGTTTTATGGTTATGACGATGATATCAATTTAGCACAAAAAAAAGTTTTAAGGAAAGGAGATCACTTTCATGTTCCGGTAAAACTTAGACATAAAATATATGCTTTAGAAGATACTGAAATGTTTGAATTTTCAACTCAACATCTTGATGAAGATAGTATCAGAGTTATTGTTGGTGATTGAATTATGGAAAAAGTTCATTTTTTAAGTGGAATGCAAAGATCCGGATCTACGCTTCTTGCATGTTTATTAAATCAACATCCAGATATACACGCAACAGCAACAAGTCCTCTCTTAGATATTCTTCATTCCGCAGGACTTAAACTAGAAGAATGTACATCTCAATATACTTTTGATTATGAGAATATTAGCAAAAAATTGACAACATCTATCATTGAATCTTTTCATAAAGATATTGAAAAACCCATAGTCATCGATAAGCACAGAGGGTGGCCAGCGGTAATAGAACAAATTACCAAAGAATACCACAAACCAAAAATTTTATGCACTAATAGATCTGTTCCAGAAATAATAACATCGTTTATTAAATTAATTGAAAATAATAATACTCTGAATAATCTTGTAGATAAAACTTTAAGGTCTTCTGGAATTCCAATAAGCATTAACAATAGAGCAGAACATTTATTTCAAAATTATGTTGAGTCTCCAAGACAGGCAATTCTTAAAGCATTATCTGAGAATACAGATTATATCCATATTGTCGAATATAATAATTTGGTATCCAATCCACAAGAAACTATGAATAAAATATATGAGTTTCTTGAAATAGATTCTTTTGATCACAATTTCGATTCTATTGAGAATACTTGTAAAGAAGAAAAAGATGATGCTTGGGGTATAGAAAATCTTCACATCATTAGAAGTCAACTCAAAAAAATAAGCACTCCCCCAGAGGAAGTGCTTGGAAAAGAATTAGTGAAATATTATAGTCAGTTTGACATTAAGTATTCTTGAACTGTTTTGAATTTGTACTTTCCAATCCAGTTCATATCAGCGCAAGTATAATCTTGATATTTACCTTTCAAATGTTCGGGGAAGTCGATATATTCGATTTCCCCTTTTTCTTTTTCTACCACTAGTTCTGCAACTTCTTGAAAAGAAATAGGAATTCCAGTTCCGAGATCATATATTCCAGATTCTTGTTTATTGTAAAGAACAACATCCACGACATCATCAACACAAATAAAATCTCTTAAAAATTTATCAGATCCATTAAATAATTTTAATTTTCTTGTCTCTTTTATTTGTTTTGTGAATTTGCTTATTGGACTTGCTTGATCTCCTTTGTGTTCTTCTCCATTCCCATAAACATTGAAGTATCTGAATCCCTGAATACTTGAAAATTTATCTAGATTATCCTGAACAAAATAGTCTATTTGTAATTTGGTAATTGCATAATAATTTAATGGATTTATTTGTCCCTTTGTATTTCCATACACTGATGCAGATGATGCATATTTAACAGGAATTTTATATTGAATTGCTTTTTCAAACAAAAACAAACTGAATACAACATTATTGTGATGAAGAGTTGAAATATTTTTTTCTGTCGTTGATGATATTGCTCCTTGATGTAAAATTAAAGATACTTGATCCCATTTTTCAAATGAACTTATAAATTTATAAGCATCATCTTTTTCAACTTCAATCACTGGTTCTGAAAGTTGTTTGAGAAAGTTTTGTCCGATGAATCCGCGAGATCCAGTTAATATAATCATAAGATAAATATTTAAAATTATAGGTTGCTGTAGATGGCCTTTGGCTTATTAGGTTCTATTATACCACAAATTAATAGAAATGAAGTTGTTTATACTTCTCCTGCCTCAAATCTAGCCTTTGGAAAGGTATCAATTTCAAGTAAGAATTATAACCCAGCTAAAATAAGAATAGGAATTACTACTGATAATATAAACATTGAATATTTAGAGTATAATAGATTTATTAATTATGGCGAAACTTTTGAAAGTGTTATTATCCACGTTGGAAATGGACAAAAATTAATTGCAAGATCTGATAATCCAAATATAAACTTTCTTTTTTATGGAGAAACTGTTGAAGAATCATCTAATCCTCAAAAGTCTGGACTTTTGAATTCTGTTTTATCAACAGATAATCAAAAAAAATATCTATATTCCCCACCATCCGATTGTAATGCTACTGTTACTTTAACAGTATGTAATTTAAATTCTCAACCTGCAAAAGCAAGAATTGGATTATCAAATTCAAGTTTAAATTCTTTTGATAGCACGGAATATTTGGAATATGATGTAGAAATAGGACCTAATCAAACTTATACAAGAACTGATATTAAACTGAGTCAACCTCAGACTTTAATATGTTCTTCAAGTGAAGACTCAAATATAAATTTTTTATGTCATGGAAGATTGATATTTGGTGGAGTTTCAGGTAATGATTTAATTGTTTCCGGTAATGCCAATATTGGTGGTAATGTTGCAATAGGAACTGTAAATGCAAGACAAAAGTTAGATGTTGTTGGAAATGCGTTAGTTGATGGAAGTTTAGTGGTTGGTAATGGAATAGAAGTTACTAATGGAAATATTAAAGGAAATCTGAATATATTGACTTTAAACCAATCTTTAATTAATCTTTCAACACTTCCAGCAATTAACGGGTCTGCTCTAACGGGGATTATTGCTACTGGAATTGGAGTTGAAGTTAGAGATAATAATGTTCCTGTTGGAACAGCATCAACAATAAACTTTGCCGATAATATTTCTGCAACTTTTAGTTCTGGAATCGCTTCTGTTTCATTATCAGATAATGTAAATATTGGTGGTGATTTTAGTGTTTCTGCAAATAGATTTTCTGTGAGTAAAACTAATGGAAATACAGAAATATTGGGATCATTAGTCGTTGGATCGACTATAAGTTCATCAGGTGATGTTAACGTTCTAAATAATAAAGTTACAAACGTTGGAAGTGCAATTTCAACCACAGATGCCACCAACAAGAGATATGTTGACACCAGAAGTATTGCAATGTCAATCGCTTTATCTTAAAGATTAGGAGATATTTTTAAAAATGGCAAAAAGACAGATTAGAGATTATGTTTTTACTCCTGGCGTTGCAGGGTCTGGTACTATAAAAGTTCTTGATAAAATTCAATTAAATCAGATTTTATTAATTACAAATACAACTCAGAATCAGATATTATATAATTTTTCGGATCCAAGTAATCAGATCGAAGTTAGTTTCAATGAAACTACTGATGGATCCGATCCAGATTTCCCTTATGCAAATACTATATCAAATGGCATAACAACCATTACATTTTTATTTGATACTTCAGCACATTTATCAATAGATTCTTTACAAATTTTTATTGAAGAAGAGGAAGTAAGATTTAGACCATACAATTTTGGAACTGATGCGATTGAGAGGATGCGTGTTGCAACTCCTCAGTCAATGCTTGATGCTGATTTTGAGTATGGGTTGCAACCAACAAAATGGCAGACTGTGGATATTATGAGAGGATATCCTAGTCTTTATGAAATACCTGGATCCGATTTAACAGTTTCTGCAATTACATCTGATGCAAGTTCTGCTACAAATGGAGTTGGAGACTCTTTAATTACAGTAACAACTGCACAAGTTCATGGAATTTCTGCTGGATCCGCAATTAGAATAACGGGATTACTTGATACTGTTATTGGTGCTTCAAGAGCATCTGGATCATTTATTATACTTGATGCTCCGACTGCAACATCTTTTAGATATTATGCAAAAGGAAAAGTTGGAACTACAAACGGAACAACTCTCCTTACCAATTATATTTTATTGAGAATTGCGGGATTTTATACTGGATCAGATATCGGATCTCCAACATTTTCTGTTATATCTCAGGGATCCGTTGGAGTATTTAATTCCAATTTACTAACACCAACTAATAGCAATAGAATTTCTTTTGTTGGTATTGCCACGATGGAGATTGGTGCTCCATTAACTTCACCTAATATTCCATCTGGATCTCAAGTTACAGGCATTGTAACAACAACTTCTACAAAAACATTGGCGTCTAATGTTGTTGCTCCAACTAATACTATTACATTAAATGATATAACAAATGTTCTTGTTGGATCTGCTTTAAGTGATGGGGTTGGATCTGCAACATTTGTCAATAATATAATTGGGAATACATTAACATTATCTGATCCAATTCTTGTTAACTATAATGGAAGTAGTGATCAAATTGGAATTTTTACCGGAACAAAATTATTTGGTAATGGAATTAATGCTTTATTTGATATTAATAGAACTAATGGATCTTATAGTGTTGCTTTGTCAAAAGTTGAAAAATCTGGAATTGTCGGAGTTGCAGGAAGCACATATGTACAATTACCAGATGTTATTGATATAAAATTTGCACATAAAGTAGTTGGACCTGGAATTGGTGTTGGGGCAACCGTTGTTGCTTTTGTTGGAATCTCCACAGTTCAATTATCTGTTGCTAATAGCGGTACAGTATCTGGTGTTGCAACATTTACAAATTCTGGTATAGGTTATACAGTAAACGATAGAATCGTTGTATATGGAAATTTTCTTGGGGGAGTTTCTCCTACAAATGATTTAATCATTAGAGTTGTTGCTACAGATATTTCTGGGGGAATTACTTCAATAACATCATCTAAAAGTATATCTAAAAGTGGATCTCCCGTTATTAGCACCGCCGAGTCTCAGTTCGGACAAAGTTCAATGCTTTTAAATCCGACAGATGGAACCGCAGATTACGTCAGTATCGGATCTACAACTGAATTTGCATTTGAAACCGAAGATTTTACTACTGATTTTTGGATTTATAGATTAAGAACGGGAGTTACTGAATTCTTATATGATATGAGAACTGCAACCACCCAGATTGCTCCTACAATTTATGTTAGTTCTAGTAATTTCATTAATTACTTTGTTAATGGGGCAGATAGGATAACAGGCATTACAACTGTGAATGCTAATTCGTGGCATCATATTGCAGTTTCTAGGCAAGGAATTAATACTAGATTATTTGTTAATGGAACTCTTCAGGGAACATATACTGACTCAAATAATTATCCAGAAAGACCAGTAGTTGTTGGCGCAAGATATGATGGTGTATTTGGTTTTTATGGATATGTCGATGAACTTAGAGTTTCTAAAAAAATAGCAAGATTTACCTCTACATTTAATACATTATCAGACCTCACTTATACAAATGATGTTTATAATAGTCTATATCTTAGATTTAGAGGTTTAAATAATTCTTCATTTTTTGCAGATGATTCAAAAGGGGAGGCAATATTAAGTAGTAAAACATATTTAAATATTACCGGTTCTACACCTGGTGGTGGGTCTGGAGCATCTTTTACTATTTTAAGAGTAGGATCTGGAACAACAACATATACAGTCTCTAATATTTTCAATCCTGGAAGTGGATACAATATATCGGATACCATTTTAATTGATGGTTCTAATCTTGATGGTATTTCTGGAATAAATAATCTGATTTTAACTGTAACTAATGTCGATGGATCAAATGGAGTAACAGCGGTAAGTGCTGCTGGAACTGCTGTAAGTGGAAATATTTCTTTAAGATCTATTGGTGATAATGATCAAAGAGCATATAATTCTGGAAGTGGATCTACTTTTAACATCTCTAAGAGCGGAACAAATTATGTTGCTACCGTTCAAAATTCGGGAACTGGATATTATCCAGAATATCAAATTAAAATTTTGGGAAATTCTCTTGGGGGATCTACACCTACAAATGATCTAACAATAAGAACTTCTGGAATTTCATATGATTCTAATCCAGTTCTGGGATTTGTAACATCAACTTCTACAACAGGAACAGCGGTTGTTGGAGATTCATTTACTTTCTTCCCATCTATTACGATGAGTGAAGTAACAACGGGTCCAACTTCATCTGGAACTGCAGTTACATTTAGTTCTCTTGCAAGAATTGGTGTAAATTTTGTAAATAAACACGGACTTGTTCCTGGAGATACTATTTTAGTATCGATAGCATCTTCTGGATCAAACCATCAATTAGCATCTGGACCAAGAGTAGTTGATGAAATTCCAGATTTATTTAGAATTCTATACACTGCAAGAGCGCCTGGAAATATTGTTGGTACTGGAATTACTGGAAGTGTATTTGTAAGACCAGATTGTTTTTATGTTCATAGACCATTTGATGGTGGAGTTCAATTGGGAACTGGTGGACCTTCACATGGGGCTCATGCAATCCGTCAATCTAAAAAATATCTTCGTTATCAATCTGGTAAAGGTATTATGTATACTACGGGTACATTATTTGCTCCTTCGTATGACATAAGATCCTTAACTGCATCTGGAACATCTATTGGAAGTATTATTACAATTACTACTGATGATACGGATCATGGATTACAAGTTGGTGCGGAAATAGCACTAAATGGAATAATAACTTCTGGTTATGATGGACACTATACTGTGAATAGCATTATTGATGAGAATGTGTTTACTGTATTGGCAACAGAAACTCTTGGGAATATAACCGCATCACTTGGAACTCAATCTCAAATATCACTTTATAGGTGGAAAGGCGCTACTGTTCGTTGTGGAGCATTTGATGACCAAAATGGAATTTTCTGGCAGTATGACGGAGTTAATCTTTCGGTTGGATTGAGATCTGCAACTTATCAACTTGCTGGAACAATTGCAGTTAATACTAATTCAAACTTAGTTACTGGAACAAATACTCGTTTTAGAGAACAATTAATCGTCGGTAATAGGATTGTTATTCGTGGAATGACTCACGTAGTAACTGATATTGAAAATAATACCACAATGACTGTAACCCCTGATTTTAGGGGAGTTTCTAATGTTGTCGGTGCAAAAGCAGCTCTTGTAAATGAAATTATCATTCCACAATATCAATGGAATATTGATAGAGCAGATGGAACAGGTCCAAGTGGATATAGAATTCAAGTTAATAAAATGCAAATGATTGGATTCCAATATACTTGGTATGGTGCTGGATTTATTGACTGGATGCTTCGTGGTCCCAATGGAGATTATCTGTTTGTTCATAGATTGAAAAATAACAACAGAAATACAGAAGCATTTATGAGATCGGGTAACTTACCAGTCAGATATGAAGTAATTAATGAAGGTGCTAAGACAAAATTAACACAAAATGTTGGTATTGGATCTACTGTATTGTTTGTTGATGCCGTTGATTTACTTCCTTCTTCTGGATCTCTCTATATTGATAATGAGATTATTAACTATACTGGAATTGGGACAACTACAAATTCTTTGACTGGACTTACCCGAGCAGCAATATTTAATAATTTCTATTCGGGATCTCAGAGAACTTATCGAGCTGGTGGAGTAGCAAGTCACTCAGAGGGAACTGGTATAGTTCTTTTGAGTAACACTGCAACTCCTGTAATTAGTCACTGGGGTTCTGCGTTCTTGACTGACGGACTATTTGATTCTGACCGAGGATATATCTTTAACTATCAATCAGTTAACTTTAATATCTCTTCAACTAGAAACACAACTTTCCTAATTCGTCTTGCGCCAAGTGTATCAAATGCTTTAATTGGAGATTTGGGTGAAAGAGAACTTATCAATAGAGCACAATTGCTTCTGCAAAGTATTGAATTTACTGCAACTGGTGGTACTTCTAGTCAGGGTGTAGTTATTGAAGGAATTTTAAATCCACAAAATTACCCCTCAAACCCAACTAATATAACATGGTTTGGACTTTCAAATGCTGCTAGTGGTGGACAACCATCATTTGCTCAAATTTCAAACGGAACATCTGTTAACTGGGGATCATCTAGTACTTTTTCTGCAACAAACTCTATTGCGGGTGCCGATTATACTGATAGAACTGTTGTTTATTTCTCTCCAGTTTCTATTACTAACGCAAGAGTCGGACAGATATTTTCTGGAACAGGTGTTCCTGGTGGTGCTCGTGTTCAAGAAATTGGAGATTCTGGAAGATTTCCTGGAAGTAAGTTTGTTCGACTTTCTCAACCCATAGGTGCGCCAGGTGCTGTAGGTACAAGCACTTATGTGTTTACCGATCCTTCCTCATCTGCCGTTCCCGGAGAAACTGTTTTTTCATTCATCGGTAGTGGTGGTGGAGGAAGCACCGCATCACTTGATTTATCAAGCCTTAAAGAACTGAACAACACACCAATTGGTGGTAGAGGAACCTTCCCGAATGGACCTGATGTTCTTGCAATTAACATTTATACTACATCTGGATCTTCATTTACAGGAAGTCTTGTTTTGAGATGGACCGAAGCGCAGGCATAATTGACTACAATACTAATTTTCATATATAATAGAAAATAAATCCTTCATTTTGGGGGATTTTTTTATTTTAACTTACTGGAATTATGAAATTTACAATTTACTCAAAAGAAGGTTGCCCATATTGCACAAAAGTCCAACAGGTGTTAGAGTTGACAAACCTAGACCATGTTGTGTACAAACTCAATGAAAATTTTACACGAGATCAATTTTATGCAGAGTTTGGTCTTGGATCTACTTTCCCTCAAGTTGTTTTAAATGATGAAACAAGGATTGGTGGATGCACAGAAACCGTAAAATATCTACAGGAAAACAAAATCATCTAATGGAAAATACAATTCACGAAGTTTATGGTGATGTGGAAAAGGCAATTGATTATGCTTTTAAAGGTAAATTCGTACTAAATTTTTATGATTACTTGAAAGTTCGTGGAACAAAAAGAGTAGAAGCTGAAGAATTCATTGGAAGTTCAACTGCTAATGAAATTAGCAGTCTTGTAATGGATTTGGATGACTATCTTGAAGGTGGTTCGGACGAAATGCACAAACAACTTCGTGAAGCATACGGTCACATTCCAAAACCGCAGGCAAGAAAAATTAGAAATTACTTGTATAAAATTTTGGAAGATGCGTGGAAATACAATCATGATAGAAGACCAGGAAGGCGAAAGAAAGAAACTAAATAAAAAAGAACCACAGATCAATCGTGGTTTCGAATTGATGTTACGTCAACATAATAGGAGGGAGAAACCATCGGAACCAAAAACATTTTTAATTCGTTTTGGTAAGATGTTATCTCTCTTCAAACGAGAGATACATTTTCAATTTGAAATATTTTTTGATATAAAGAAAAAGTAACTCTCGGGGAAAGAAAAAATGGAAACGCCTTATATTCTCACATTCACCGTATTATTTTCCTTGATGTTTTTAATGATTGGAAGTATAATTGGGTGGATATTGAAACAAAGTCAATTTGAAAAAATTTATGGCATTCCAAATCTTCATCCAGAAATGTATGATGAGCACGGTAATGTTGTTCCAGATGAAATTTTAGCAGTGAGATTTGAAAACGATTATGACTACGACGACGAAGACGAAGACTGAAAAACCAATTCCTAAACTTCAACCTAATCCATTTCAACACGAAATTCTAGAACTTGCTTCTAAGCAGAAATCTAATGCTAAGAAAGTGGAAGTTCTTAAAGAATATAGAAATGATGGATTAGTTACTATTCTTATCATGAATTTTGATGAGAGTATTATTAGTGTTCTTCCAGAAGGTTCTGTGCCCTATGCAACAGTAGATGGACAGACTTCAATTGGAGGAAACCTTAGTGATCTTATTGAAAGTAAGGCAAAAAATGATGGGATGAAAAGTAACGGTTACTATGGAACCGAAGAATTTACTAATGAAACTTTGAAGACATCCATCAGAAATGAATGCCATAACTTTTACATTTATGTGAAAGGTGGTAATGAGGGATTATCTAAACTCCGTAAGGAGACAATGTTTATTAATCTACTTCAGGGTCTCCATCCACTAGAAGCAGATTTAATGTGCCTTGTAAAAGATAAAAAACTCTCGGATAAATATAAGATAACCAAAGAAATTGTATCGGAAGCTTACCCCGATATTACTTGGGGTAATCGTTCATGAGTGCCGTAATTGTGGAGGAAGAGATTAAAGTGGAATGGTCACAAGAAGAAAGGAAATCTCTTCCTGCCAAATATGGATGCGAGTTATTGGTTCAAAATGCAACGATGATTCAGGCAAAGGATAGTTCTTTGCCTAGTGATGCTCATATTATTTGGTATAAAACAAACGATAAAGTCTTTATGGATATTTGTCGTTGCAGAAAAAGATCTGATCTTTTTGATCTATATTATGATAAGTTTGGTCCAGAGTCGATTCAAAAAATTGATTTTGGATATGGTAGAATAAATCCTAAACTTTGGGGTTATAAAGCACCAGAAGGAAAGAAGAAAAGATGATTGGAGCAGGTGGATTTGGTGGAGGAAAAGCAAAAGTAACACTCTACACTGATGAAGTTAATAGTTTAATTAAAAAGTATAAAAAGATTAAAAAGTATATGAAATCTCCATTGTATCAAGTAAAGACAATGGATGGGACAGAGGAAGTTGTGTCGGAACTTTTAAAAGAATATGAGGAAAATCCTGAACTTTAATGGGCAAGCATTATTTACTAAACCTTTATGGATGTTCGTTTGTTCTTTTAGATAACGAACGTTGTCTTATAGACTTATTGGAAAATGCAGCAGCAGCGAGTGGTGCTACTGTGATTCAAACAATTTCAAAAAAGTTTGATCCACAGGGAGTGACTGTTATTTGCTTACTTTCCGAAAGTCACATTAGTATTCATACTTGGCCAGAAGAAGGTAAAGCAGCGGTAGATGTTTATACCTGTGGAGATTGCAATCCAAAAATTGGATGTGATATTATTATCCAACAACTTTACGCAACAGATCATAAATTAACCTATATTGAAAGGTAGAATAAATATACTATATTTGGAGAGTTTTTATGCTTTCAACGCAATACAGATTGCGCCTTGAGGCAATTTGTGAAAGAATCGCTAAAGGTGAAGAAGTAGGTTTAGAAGATATGATATGGGCAGAAAAACTTGCAAAATCAAATAGATCTGCTGCAACAATCTTAAGGCAAGCAAGAAGACGATCTGCCAATCCCAATATGCAAGAAGGAGGTCTTGATGACTTTATGAATGCATTAGATTTGGGTGATCCAGATCCATCCAATCATAGATCTGGATTTAATACTGTTGATGATATTATTGATTTTTTTACAGGTGATAAACCAGATGATTGGAGACAAAGAGACTAAAGCATGATACAGAGGGAGACTTGACTCTCCCTCTTTTTTTATGTAGAATTATGGAAAATGTATATTCTATGGATAGAGAAAAAGTAAAATTAATCATTCACAACATTGAGTTTCTTATTCGGTCTTTGAAAGATGAATTAGAAAACGACAAGGAATATATCTATGAAGATATTGCCCCTTGTATTATTGATGAATATGAACCAAATTACTATGAAGAGGAGGATTGAAGATGTATGAAACTTTAACTGAGTTTGAAAGAGCACTTGCTCGATTTGGCGATAAAGTACAATATATTGTTGGTCTTGAAATCAGCAATAAAATGAGTCCCGAAACTGCATATCAAGAAATCAAAGATATGATGAAAGAACTCAAAAAACTTCGTAAAATTGAAAAGGATACTTGGGAGAAAGAATGAAACCTATTAAAGCAAAAGATCTTTTGGAACTTGATAAGCACATGAAGATTGTGCTTTTGAATAGTACTCCAAATCCTCAAACTCTTGTTTGGCAAGGTGGAAAGAATGATTATAGTGAAGATGCTATTCATACTAAAACTCCACCTTCAGAAACCGATTCTGGTAAGTGGGTTATAGAGCAACTCTTAGCGAACGAGAGAGGGCACTGGGGACCTCTAGAACACCCCTCAATCTCATTTGACTGTGTAGGATTCGTTCATAACGTTATTGTTCAAGCAAGGACCCATCGTGTAGGAGTTTCCTTTGATGTTCAATCTCAACGTTATACTGGAAGGCGTGTTTTGAAAGTTGCAACTGGAGAACTTTCTGTAGATGAAGTTTTTTATGTTCGTCCTCCTGGTCTGTATCTCGATCGTAAGGGTCACAAATACGAATGGACACAAGATGATTATGAAAGGCAACTAAAGTTTTGTCTGGCAGCATCTGAAAGGTATTCGGAAGGTTATATGAAGAGGGGTATGGCAGAAGAACATCTTAGGGATTATCTTCCACAAAATATTCGTCAGAACTTTGTTGCATCATTCTCTCTTCGTGCCGCATTGCACTTTTTGGATCTTCGTGCAAAACTTGATGCTCAAGTCGAAATTCAAGCAATGTGCGAAGGTATGATTCCCATCATGAAAGGTTGGGTTCCAGAAATATTTTCATACTATGAAGAAAAACGACTACATAAAGCGAGACTATCTCCCTAATCATAGGCATGAAAAGTTATTGCATAAAAGATCATACAACTGGTCACGTTTTTAAAATATTACTTACCGAAGAAGAATTCCAAGAATTCTTAAGAGAAAATCCAAACATAGATGAATGCATCGATTGCATAGAATGTGACGATGCCCCATCTCTTTGTATAGAATAAATACATCTGAATTTTATAATCACTTATGGCGATATATCCTATTATTCATAAAGAAACAGGAGAGCAAAGAGTAGTTGAAATGAGTGTTCATGACATTACTCAATGGTATAAAGATAATCCCGAATGGCAAAGGGATTGGTCAAAAGGATGTGCCACTCCAGGAGAAGTTGGAGAGTGGAAAGACAGACTGATCCAAAAGCATCCAGGATGGAACGAAGTTCTAGAAAAAGCATCTAAAGCACCCAAATCTCAAGTGAAGAAAATCTAATGGCAAGAAAAAGCATGAAGAATCCCGTTCCATTCGGAACTAGCAATAGGCAAATGAAAAGAAAGAAGCCAATTGGTTCGGATTATATGAAGAGGATTGAACCTCTTACTGACAATCAGGAATCGCTTTTCAAATCTTATAATCTACAGCAAAATCTAGTAGCATATGGATGTGCTGGAACTGGTAAAACTTTTATTACTTTGTACAATGCACTAAGAGATGTTCTTGATGAACGAACTCCATATGAAAAAATCTATATTGTTCGCTCTCTTGTAGCAACGAGAGAGATTGGTTTCCTTCCTGGAGATCATGAAGACAAGTCTTCTCTTTATCAGATTCCTTATAAGAATATGGTAAAGTATATGTTCGAAATGCCAGATGATGCATCTTTTGAAATGCTCTATGGCAATCTCAAGACTCAAGGAACGATTAGTTTCTGGAGCACTTCCTTTATTCGTGGAACAACATTAGATAATGCAATCATCCTTGTTGATGAATTCCAAAATCTAAATTTCCATGAATTGGATTCGATGATTACTCGTGTTGGTGAAAATTCTAGGATTATGTTCTGTGGTGATGCAACACAGAGTGATCTCGTCAAAACAAATGAAAAGAATGGTATTATTGATTTTATGAGAATTCTTAGAGTTATGCCATCATTTGATATTATTGAATTTGAAGCCGAAGATATTGTACGCTCTGGTCTTGTTAAAGAATATATTCTTGCAAAAATGGAATTGAATCTCTGATGTTTAATCATGTTGAATTGAATCTCCCTCAACTTCAGAGGGAGAGTATAGATGGTGTTCGTTATTATAAAGTTCCTGATGGAGACGAATTAAAAAGACTCGTTTCCATCACTTCAGTTACAAGTAATTGGAAGAAAGAGTTTTTTAATAATTGGAGAAAAAAGGTTGGCGTAGAAAAAGCAGATGCTATTACAAAGAAAGCAACCAGTCGTGGTACTGATATGCACACTCTTGTAGAACATCACCTAAAAAACGAGGAACTTCCTACAGTTCAACCTCTATCTGAAATGTTATTTAAAATATCTAAACCAGATTTGAATCGTATAAATAATATTCATGCTCTAGAAGGTTCTCTTTATAGTCAATTTTTGGGCATAGCGGGTACAGTAGACTGTATCGCAGAGTTTGATGGAGAACTTTCTATCATTGATTTTAAGACTTCAGCAAAACCAAAACCAAGAGAATGGATTGAAGGTTATTTTGTGCAATGTTGTGCATATGCATGTATGCTACACGAAATGACTGGTCTATCCGTTAAAAAATTTGTCATTATTATGGCATGTGAAAATGGAGAGGTGGAAGTGTATGAAGAAAGAGATAAGGAAAAATATATTAGACTTCTAGTTAAATACATTAAAAAATTCTTAAATGATAAGTTGTCTTGACTTGAAAGATAAACTGTGTTATTCTTTGTTAAAGTTGTTATGAGGAAACATTGTCACCATCACTAATAGAACTAATGGAGTCACAAGTAGAAAAAGAATTCGAAAAAGTACTTGAAAAGAAATTTTTCTGTCCTTCTAGGTTTGCTCAGGAAATTGAAAAATTGGTTCATAACAATGAGAATATGAATTATATTGACGCAATAATTTCTTTTTGCGAAATGAATAGCATCGATTTGGAATCTGTTCCGAAACTTATTTCCAAACCTCTCAAAGAAAAAATTAAGTATGAAGCTATGGAACTTAATTTTCTCAAGAAAACTTCTCGTGCTAAACTTATTTTCTGATAATTAGTGAATCCATTTGAATGCTATAAAATTTATCTTTCATTAAAAAATCACTTCACAAAAGATAGTTACGATTACCACAAATACTGTGGTAAAAGTAGAGCAACAATCCAATCCTTTTATAAAAGGAAAGATAGATTTTGGTTTGAAAAAATAAGTAGACAAAAATCCGAAAAAGAAATTTTGGATTTTTTTGTCTCAAATTTCGTATCTTGTTCGGATCCACAATCTCTTTGGATTGGTGAAATAATAAGAGAAGGCGAAAGCAACTATAAAAATTGGTGTAAAAAGATTCAATCTCTATCCTATATTTTTAAAGAAGAAATTAATTCAGTTTTTTCAAATAAAAATTTCGATAAAATATTTGAAATTGAAGAGGGGAGGCATCCACAATTATTAAAAGATCATTTGCAAGGAAAGATTTCTTTGGAAAGTATGATAATATTGGATAGGATACTTGGATATAAAAAAGAGTTTGATCAAAAACTCAATGATCCCATTTGGATCTTTATTTCGATGAAGATTTCAAAGTATTCATCTTTCCTACATACTGATGTATTTAAATTCAAAAAAATTCTAAAGGAGTGTGTGTTGTGACTTTTTTCGATTCTGAAGTTGTAAGAGCAGAAATCGCAGAAATCTCTGAACTCCAAGAAGAAATTTATAATAACGTGTTTAAATTTTCTCTAATGGACAACCAAGAGAAAATTGAACACGTTAACCTTTTGCAAAGACTTTTAAATAAACAGCAAATTTTATATACTCGCCTCAGTCTTTCTGATGATCCAGAGGCACGAAAAATGAAAGACAAAATTATGGAGTCTGCTGTGATGATGGGACTTCCTGAAAACACTGATATGAATGTCATTTTTAACAACATGTCAAAACTCATTGATATGATGCGAAAGCAGATTGACAAAGAGATCAGAGGGTGATATATTACCTGAGGGCTTGGCATCCCTCCATCTCGAATGGTAAAGTTGCCCACAAGCCAAATACGGAGAAATCTAATGTCTTTCGAATCACTTAAAAAGCAATCTAAACTCGGTTCTCTCACTGATAAACTGGTGAAAGAAGTTGAGAAAATGAATACCACTAGCGGATCTTCTGATGATCGCTTCTGGAAACCTGAAATGGATAAGAGCGGTGTTGGTTCTGCTATTATTCGTTTCCTTCCTGCTCCTGAAGGAGAAGATCTTCCTTGGGTCAAAATGTATGCACATGGATTCCAAGGTTCTGGTGGTTGGTATATCGAAAATTCTCTGACTACACTTGGTCAGAAAGATCCTGTAACAGAGTATAATCGTACTCTCTGGAACAGTGGTAACGATAAGGATAAAGAAACTGTTCGTAAGCAGAAGCGTAAACTGTCCTACTTTGCCAACATCTATGTTGTAAAGGATCCTGCTCACCCCGAGAATGAAGGTAAAGTCTTCCTGTTCAAGTTCGGTAAAAAGATCTTTGATAAGATCCTGAATGCTATGCAACCCGAATTTGATGATGAAGATCCGATCAACCCCTTTGATTTCTGGAGTGGCGCAAACTTCCGTCTGAAGATCCGTAAGGTTGAAGGTTATTGGAATTACGATAAGTCGGAGTTCGATTCGTCTTCTCCTCTTCTCGCTGATGACGATGCTCTGGAAGCAATCTGGAAAAAAGAGTATTCTCTTTCTGCTTTGGTTGCTGCTGATCAATTCAAGACTTATGAAGAACTTGAAAAGCGTCTCAATTATGTTATGGGCAAAGGTGCTGTTGCTCCTAAGTCTGCATCTGCAGATGAAGAAGAATCATATGAATCTTATATGCCCAAGAAGACTCGTGAAGATGATGTGATGGCAGAACTGGAAGAATCTTATCGTAAGAGTAAGAGTACTCCTGAAATGCCAGAGTCTATGCGAAAGGAACTGAACAATCTGCCCAGTTCTTCTGATGAAGATGAAGATGATGCTCTGTCATACTTCAGCAAACTTGCAGATAGTTGATCACTCGTAGATCTTAATATTATCTCCTTTCTTCAGGGTTCTGCTCACGTATTGAGTGGAACCTTTTTTATATGGCATAATTCTTTCAAGATCATCTAATATAATTGCAATGTATTTGGATTTTAATAAGAATATATTTCTTTTATCGTTATCTAATTTTTCTTCATATTGATAATTAGTTACAGGAATAGCAATATTAGTTACTAATGTATTTTTACCAATCAAAATATCATAATATTCAATTTGATAATCAATTGGAATATGAAGACCTCTTGGAACTAATATTATTCCATTGGAAGTAGCAATTTCTCTGGATTCATAATGATGAACATCATTTAATTTTTCATATGAACCATATTTGTTAAGAAGATATTTGTTAAATGCTGTTTGAGGAAGAGGCCATTCTGATTGAACATTGGTAATATTATTAGCAATTAAAACTATCCAATCTAAATTAGCGTCTTCATAAAATTTTTCTGCTACTTGATCTGGTCTTTCGTCTCCAATAATACTATATTTTTCAAAGTAATTTAAATCAGAAAAAATATCATCAAGAAGTTTTGTTCTTTTGAAAAGATTTTTTACATCAACATAATCTCCCAATGGTGTATTTTCTTGGGGATTTCTATT